AAGCAGAACAAAGTTCACTAGGGGATAGTGTCTAGTACAACATTAATAAGAGAGAGAGAAGAGGATTTACATTAAATCAACACTATACTTTTATTGCGACCAATTAAAATTTCATGAATCGTTATCAAAGGGCTGAACTCAGCCGTACAACGTCTAGAAAATTAATCCACCCCGTGGGTGGTTCATTTGTACTAGACAATACGGTCAAGACTCTGTAGTTGTAATACAGAGCGACCACCCAAAGGGTTGTTCTCTTGGTTAGAGATAGGGAAAGCTAACTTTCACCTGTTTAGATTAGGTTAGCTTGAAATTTAGGGGTTGTTGGTTCGCTCGAGAGTGGGAGCACCAACTAGGTATCCGAAGGAGAAATCGTCAGCGGCTGCCTCATAAAGAGTAAAGCCACCAAAGCAAGGTCTTTGACCTCCGGCACGATTAAGATTAACGCCTACATTCTGAGATGGAATTGTATTGACGTTAGCTTCATCGGAAAGGTATGAATAGATTGGTAGATCCATACCTCGGGGAAAATGGGAGCGACGAAGATGCACTAAAGCCCTTCTTACCAAAGGTCCATCAATGTTGCTCAGTTTTCCTTCACCAACAACAGAAATTGGAGTTTGACCATAATAGGGAACTTCAAATTCCAATACACCGTTGAGGTCCGGATACACGAGATGTTCAAAAATCGGATTTTGATCGAGTCCGGGGAATGTATCCAGAAAGGGTTTTTCCACATCGCCATTTTCCAAAATCTGCCAATCACGAACGGAAAAGATCGGTTCATTAGGTCTTTTACCCATTAATCTTGTCGAATCTTCCATTGTTGTATATTTATCTGCTGTGCCTGTTATGGCAGTTTCAGCTGCTCTAATACCAGTGGTAACAAATTGAAGGTCGTTCGTTGTTGGGTTTACGACCTTATATCTTTTGCCACCTCGGTAAAACCTATACAAATAGGAAATTCGGTGCAATGGGTTTGAAGTCCAGAGATAGCGCAAAGCGCGACATGGTTGTGGGTTTGGAACTCCTGCATCGGAGCGACCAACTGGTACATTAACGGTCTGTTCATCTATGGCAGAAGTGGTGTAGGCTCCAAAGAACGCTGGATCAATGGTAATTTGATTGTATAAATACAAATCATTGTTCAATGGAATAGGTCCGGGAATAGCCCACCTGTTGTCATCAAGTTCCATCTGGTAAGGCCAGGAACATCCAACAGTTGTGGGTGCGAATCGTTTGCACAATTGCCTCAAATTGGAAATTTTCTCTCCCATAGTAAGTTCTTCTGCAGTGGTGTGATTCATCGTTGATATAGGAAATACTTCCTGGGAATCGCCTTCCATCTGCTCATTGTGTTCAATTCCAGATTGTGTTAAATTAAACACTTGAGCTCGGAGTGGTTCATCCTCGTCGTCAATTGGTTCTTGCATAGTTGGGGGTGTAAGAACAAAGTAATTTCCAAAATCGGGAATCGCAAAGGAAATATCATCTGCACCAGAAATCCACATGTTAAATGGACAATTATTAGCAACACTGTCAGAAGCTCTTCGGAGAGGGGTTAAAACCTCTATAGTGAGCAAGCCAGTGCTAAATTCTTCATTCTTCCATACGGATTCCAGTGGAGCATCAAGAAGCGTTTCCTTCCATGGCACATTAGCTACATATGGAATCTTGAATTCTAATTCTGAAGAAACAGAAAGATCAAGAATCCAATTGTAAGCATTTTCGCTAACAGATAAAGGATTCACTGCATATACACCGGGATGGTAAGTTATACGCAGACGTCCAGTATGAAAAGCTGTTTTAGCCACTGCAATTCGATAGTTAAGTCCTCCTCGCCAATATCTGAACATAGAAGCTAGATACGCGAGAGTGGTTGGTTTGAGAACTGAAGCAGACCCTTCACACATTCCAGGGGAAACTGTATTGAAATGAAGGGTTGTGCCAGCAAGATCTAAAAGGGTCCAAGGGATTGCCTGTCGATAAACGCAAGATTTGCTAGCAACATACTTGATATCCATCTCATCAACATCAGTCGAAAATATGCCAGTGTCATAGGTTAAGCCATTGTCAGGCATAGCTCCGAGTTTTGTTGATAAATCAATACCATCAGCATGTGTGTATCCCTTTGCTGTAATGTTGGAATACGGGCAATTCTTGTCCAAATTGGTAGGTTTATTCCACCCAAAGGCAGAAGCAACAGAGCCAATTGCTCGAGAGACCCATTCAACGGGACGAACCCAAGGGCCTAAAATAGGAATGCTTCCAAGAGCACCTGAAGCAGAAGCAACAGCATTTGCCACTCCAGATATGGATGGGCCAGAAGTGGCTGCTTGTTCTTCAGATTTTCCAACTTGTGCTCGCAGAACAGTGTCAGGTACCGGGGGCATTGTGACTGGTAAGGAGGTTGGCATTGCAAGTTCAACGTCTTCAAACCATGCAAACATGGTATAAGCAGCTCCTTTTCCAGCTACAACAGGAGAAGTTCCTGTTTGGATGGCATTGATGGCGACCAAATAAAGTTCTCCCATGTTGGAATGAGTGTCAATCAAATTATAATGCGACAAAGGTGCGCAATATGGTATTTTGATCTCCACGGGAGCATTAGATGCCAAATCAACTTCGATTCCTGGATAGCCAGTGTTGTTTGGTAAATTGTCCGTAAGAGCAGGACGATTTGAAACAACATCGAAAGGTGCGAAGAACATCCAATATTTGCCACTCATAAAGGGAGTGGCATTAAAAACTAGACGAATTTTGACATTCGCACGGAAATAGGTGAAATAATCTAGTTTCTTCACTACATTGACAGATTTTTGGAAAATAACATCCGGAAATTTTAGCGAAATAGGGGAAGAAGCAGTGTTTAATTCACCTTCGGCGACGATGACAGGACGTTTAAGAATGGCATGAATATCATGCAATTTCTTATCTTGGGCAATATTTGTCCAAGCCGATACTGAAGACATGAGTGGTTTCTCATAGGTCTCAAGATTGACATCGTCTACAAAAGTAGTAATTTGTTGGTTGTCTGTGTCGGGTCCGAGTTCCGACATTTCATTGTGTGAATTAGCAATCATGTGAGTTTTATAACTTCCAGCTGCATGATTAGACAAGTCTGGTTTAAATCACCGGATTGATAGCCTGGATTTTGAGTGGCACACTTCAATCAGTAGATTCTAAAACGAATCTCCACTTATTCTATTAAGAATAACCCCAGACCGGGATTTGCTGCTCTGCTCCTTGCGGTGATTAGAGAGAGCCCCTAGCTGAGGATTTAGGCCAGTGAGCAAGCCGCCAAGCGACCATACTTTCGAGCTTCGACTTCACGATATTCATCGTAGGTCAGAAAGAGTGGGCGCTCAGTGAACGAATGGCTCACGGTTCGGAATTTGTCAGTCCAGTATTCAAAGACTTCACGACCATGAAGCGAAAGTTCAAATGCACTTGTTTGCATATTTTCTTTCGTGGCTTCTTCTTGGTCAAAGTCTCCTCGTATCCAATTTATCATTTCCAATACTACTCCAAGTTCAAGTGGAGCAATAAATTGGTGTTCGTCGGTACTCCATACAAATGAACGCTTCAAATAAGCAATTTCTCCGATTGATCTGTACGGAATCATGTCTCCATTTTTGGCCTCGTCAGTATAAGTCATTCCAATAGTTGCATATCCTTCAGCAATGGTAATTTGATTGAAAACTTCAATTGTGGCATCAGAAATGTTTACACAATTGTCATCTCCATAAGAAACCATAGCAACATGTTCATTGAAGTCCTTCATTGTTCGTAAGTCAGAAGGAACAACAGTTAGCCACACATAACGCATGGAAACGGAATTGAAGATGGAATTCAGGATAGCTGTGATTGGACACCCAGACGGTTGTGAGTGAGTCCAAAGATAAACATTATCATCTGTAAGGTGGATTGAATTAACAATTTCTTTCCACAATACTCGACGAACCTGTGCATTCTCGGCTCCATCATCATAAAATTTGTTGATGATCTCAACAACATCAGCAAGGACTTGTAATACAAGAGTGCCATCGAAGTTGGAGAAGTCTCCAGCAATAACTTTGTGACCTTTGCTCATCAATCTCTTAGCAGTTCTTGTCCAATCGTAAGAATACACATTGGTGCCAATAGAGATCTCATTGTCTATGCGGTTTCTTGCACAATGAGCAGCAAAGCCCAGAAAGTACTTACGAAAAACCAGTGTGAAATCCATCGGTCCAGCCGAAAAGACACGGGTTTTTCCCATTAGCACTTTCTCTATGGGACGTCTTTCATCTTTTAGGGTATCACCCCAGATTGCAGGAGAACGTTCATTGTTAATGGCTCGGGCTATAATCTCATTCATCTGACGTTCTAGGTCGGAATCAAGTTTATACTCTTCAGTGCCAAGCCAATACATTTTGCCAGGAAATCCTTTCTTATAGCGAACCCAGGGAAAGCCAGGTGAAGATTTGCGGTTGATAGGGCCTACAAATTCATCCCCTTCATATCCAGTGACAGCTTCCATGTTCGACAAAACTCGTGCATGTTCAGCTGCGATGTTCGAATTCACGATGCGTTCAACGTCGTTAATAGCGGCGGCAAGTTTCTTTTCATCAAGATAGGGTGGAATGTTTCCTGCCTTCTTGAGTCCTTGATACATTGGATCCACTACTATTCCTTCGACCCTCACCCAT